ATACTAATGCAAACTCATCTGTGAGCCACTTCCTTATACGTACCTTCTCTCCTTCTGCCATTGCCTTAATTAATTCCTCGCCTACCTTAACCATATAAAGAGGATTAATAACCTGTTTCGTTGCGGGTATATTCTCAGCAGTAAGGAATGCAATCACCTGTATAAAAGCCTTCACATTATCTTTAGGTAATAAGTTTTTTGGTTCAAATACCATTATCTACTCCTGCATGGTACATCTGTCATTCCATGCTTTGCTAATAACTGCCTTACCCTTTCTCTTGATAAGTTTAGTTCGTCTCCTATAGCCTGTAATGTTCTGTATTCATTCCCGCTAATTGCTGCTAAAAAATCAGAATGCTTAATACTTTCTTTCTGTTTTGCTTTCTGTTTGAAAAAATTTGGGTCTTTCATTTTTCTTTCCAATTCATCTCGCAACCTACGGGCATCTTTTAAACCACCATCAACTGCTCTCCATATTTCTCTTTTGTCCCCCCATTGGTCATTAGTAATTAATCGTATGTGATATTTGCCATACCTTTTGCCTATACTTCTGTTTGCATGTTTTAATGCTTTGTGTTGATTTTTCATACAATTCTCCTTATCTGTTCACTATATGAATCTTATTTAATAAATCACCGCTGCCCTTCTGAAAGCCATGCACGTATCTTAACTCCCGCCTGTTCCTTCCCTTACCTACCCAATAATTCCGCCAATGACCTTTCACATTAAATCTTCCCTTATATGATTTATTCTTTCTTGTAGTGCCGTCATTATCATTATCATAATAATACTTTGTAGGTCTGAGGTAAACAACATTCACATCTACCTCTTTCTGTAACGTAATGCCCTGTTTCTTGGCTCTTCTGATGTCTGCACGGGTGTTCATACCATTCTTGGTAACAGTAGCCGTAGAACGCAGGAAATTGAGCAATGCCATTACCAACGTTCCAATATTGGGACTTCTCTCTGTCCAAAAGTCCTTCGGGTATTCAGCACCATAATAAATCGTTGCATTTATCAGTGCCTCACGATTGTCATACGCAATAGGGGGTAATCCCTTCTTTAAATTTTCTAGTTGTGTATAAGAAGTATTAAACGCATCATTGCTGATAAATAAACCTGACTTAGTTTTTATTATACTTATCCACCTTAAATCATGTGAAATTAGTTTATGCCCCCCCTCACTATCTTCTGCCTGTAGCCTTACGGGTTTTTCAAATACAAACAAATAACCTGTATCATCATCTACAAGGTTTTCGGTAACATTATGCTCAGGCATAGGCATACTGTAAGCCTCATTTATCATATCAGCAGTCCAAAAGAATTTCTTGGTATGCTCGTGAACATTAGCCAATGTGAATCCGCTTACATCTAATATTGTCTCCTGTTTTTTATCTTTAGCAGTACCTTCAATAATGCCCCCGTATTTATTGCCCCAAAACCTAGCATAATTCTGTAACCGCCAAACTTCAATATATCCCTGTATAGATGTGGGATTACTCAATGGCAGTTCACGGGTTGGCATTATGTTATTTTCCATTTTGTTAAAAATGGGATTGTGTTGCAGAAGTTTTATATTGTCACTATTTTTTAATTTCTCTGCCATCATATGAGCATTAACCAATTCCTCATCAGTAAGGGTTTCTAGTTTGTAATCCTTAATATGTTTTTTATAATCCTTATGAGTTAAATACCCGTTAGCATAAAAATCATTAAGAATTGCTATCAATGCCTCTGATTTAATTCCCTGCATCATCTGATACTCCTTTGAATAAAGATGATTTAATAACTACACTTAATAAGTCCGCCTTATCCTTAGCTAATCCTGCATACTCCATTGTGTGGCTATCCGCCTGTAATGCCCATACCTGATATAAAGGTAATGTAGCATTAAAGGGGTTAAACTTCATTTCAGGATTTGGTAACCACCTGCCTACTTCTTTCCCGCCTACGTAAATAGTACCGCAGTTAGTACCTGTATCTGAAATAAAACTGACTCTGTCATTCCATGCGTTTTGTGTAAGTTTTTTCATATAACCCTCTCTAAAATAGTTTAAACCATTAATAATTATCCCATTAAGTTGCGATACCGTCAATTATTTATCTGCAACCCCCCCCCTAACATGAACCGCAAAAATAAATCCCGTTCACATCTAAATAAATCCCAACTCCTACAAAAAATAAAAAAACTAAAAGAGTTTTACCCCCGTTGTATAAAAATATATCGTCTCTGATATCTCTTATTTTTAATCTTGTTGCATTGCTCATCATTTTATTTTTCTCTCTTTAATTTTTATTTTGTTGTTTTGTTGTTGTCTATTACTATTGCGTTGTCTGCATATTTCATTACTATATTGTATGAAGTGCTGATTACTTTAGCTTTCTGTACTAGTACGAAGGTTGGGACAATTCTTTCTCTGTTGGCATTTCTTACGATTGCATTGCCTAAAGAAATCTTAACCCATACTACTGTAGTGGTAAATCCTGCTGATTTTGCTCTGTTGATTTTTTCTACCATTTTGTCTGAGTCTGTTCCTGTTCCGTCTACTACATAGTTTCCTGTTCCGTTAGCTATTGCGTTATCAAACATTACTTCTGCTGCATCTGTTGAGTCATCGTGAAGTGTAGGTACTGCATCTCTGTCATTTAACCAAGTGGTGTAAAGTGGTGATGCTTTCTTAATTTCATCAGGGTCTATGATGTTATATCCTGCGAAGTGGTTAGCTACTACTGAAGATTTACCTGCGGCAGGTAGTCCCATTGTGAAGGTAATTTCGTTTTTGTTATTTCCGTTTTTCATTTTTCGCCTGTGTGATTTAATATATCTAATAGATATATTATACAATCAAGTACCGCAACTTTGAATATGTTTTTAGCATAAAACGGGGTAAAAAACAGTAATTTTGATGATTTTTGTTAAAAACGGGTGTTTTTTTATGAAAATGGGGGTAAGTTTTTCGGGTTTTTTGAAAAAAAGTATTTTTAGGAATACTTAAAAATTTGATTATAAAGATATAAAATATATAAACTTATAGCTAGAGCCATAAATAATTTCATTGAAATATCCATGCCTTATTGTATAAAAAAATAACCTGCTAGGTCAAACATAGTAATCACACAAGCTAAAACCTAGCAGGTTATCGTAGCTGCTACTTTGTATTATCAATCATTTTCCATTGTACATCAATGCAATAAACAATGTGAGAAAGGTTAATAAGTAACAACATCTTAAAGAGAGGTTATAAAATAACCATCTACCCGCTAATATCATCATAGCATTTATCACACCATGAAACAATCCGCCATGTACTTTCTAATGTCCTGCCCTCGTATCTGTTCTTGGCAACTTCTTTTATAGTCATACGCAACCCGCAACTATAGCAGTCCATATAACCGTCACCTTTGCCCTGTACTATAATTTTATTTTCTAATTTGGCATTCATTCAATACTCCAATCTTTGGTTTTAGTTCCGCCATAATAAGCTACTCCCAACCCACATTCAATAAGTTTAGTGGTCGCATTTTCCCAAATTTTAGAAACTATTTTTCCGTCATCATCTAAGTTTGCACCTGTAGCAATCCATAAATTACCTAATGCCCTGCCATATTTTCCTGTCCCTTTCCTGTTTACAGATTCAAATAATAAATCATTATCAGATATCATTAATCTCAGCATATCCCTAGCCTGATATCCTTTGATTTTTTCTATTTTTGTTTTGCTGCCACCACGCAATTCAGGGGTATCAATGCCTAAGAGCCTTACAGATGTAACCATGTACCTGTTAAATCCTAAATCTAAAATCATCTTACTTACAGTGTCGCCATCATAAACTGAGTCCAATCCCCGTTTACCCCGTGCTAATCCGTTATTTAATTTAGCAGGGTAAATGTAAGGGTTCTGCCTTTGCCATAAATCCATATTTCTCCTTCAGTAAAAATCACATACATAAATAATTTCAGAGTATTAAACCACATCAGAAAATTTTAGGGGGTCTTAAAATGGACATTTTAAGCCATTTTTTTTAATTTTTTTAATATTTTATTGCAGATTGAGACATATTTTCTAAAATTACATTATCAGGTTCAGTGTCATATCTGTTGTCAATTTTGATATAAATATTATTAATATCAGATTTAAATTTTCTGATTCTTGCATGGTAAATTTGCCTGTCGTCATAGTAAATTACATTATTCATTGCATCACTGACTGCTTTGTATATATTATCAATATCAATTCTTTTAACTGAGTTTTTTTGTTTATCGGGTTTCATTGCACATTCAACACTTACAAATAATTTACAATCTTTCCCGTAGGGTTCAATTTTAAAATCCCGCATACCTAACAATAATATATCTTTTAATCCTACTTGGCTATTGTTGTACCTGATTGCTCTTGGAGTAAACTTGCTACGGTGTGTCTGCCTCACATAAGGTACAACGGGTCTGTTTCTTATTTGTATCTCAGTTAATAAAGTTCCACCTATGTCATTTTGTGTCATGTATATATGTATTAGTTCCACGTATCTCCCACCATAGAAATGCCTTTGCCCTGTAATGTACTAACTTAATTTTTATTTTACAACCCCTGATAACACATTTGGCAGTGTAGCTAAACGGCATCATTTTTTTTTCCCTGTATTCATAGTCTAGTAATGTCCATTCAAAGTTAGTATCATCTTTAGCATTTTTGTGACAGTTGGGGCATAAAATCATCATTGAGGGAACATCAGATAAGTATTTCCTGTGCCAATCTCCGTTACGTTTGTTCCTGAAATTTTTGCTAGTATTCTGCGTAATATAAATTTTCTTGATATGCAGCAGATTTTCAAACTTATTTAATATTGCATATGCCCTGCCTATATGTTTTGCATTGCGTGATGCTAATAACTCATTAAAATCACCTATGCTAGTAATAACATTTATAGGCTCTTGGTAATCTGTCCACCCACAATTAGGACATAAGAACTCCCTGACATGCCATAAGGCAGTAGAACCACACTTCTGACAACTGACGGGGTTACTAATCTTAACGGGTCTTATTTCTCTTTTAATATTCTTACCTTTACCAATCATAATTAATATTGTAGCACGGAGTATTCGGAGTATTCGGAGTATTCGGACTATTCGGACAATTCGATTGAGTGATTGAGTGATTGAGTGAGTGTCGCACTGTAGTGAAATCTCGTAGCTATCTCGTAGCTTTCGTCTTGTTTCGCATACAACTAAATACACTGAAATACATATAAAGACACTATGTTTTTTACCCCGATTTAATTATGAAGGGAGATTATAAAGGGAAATAAAATATATTTAAAACCTTTTGTTTACGGAGTTAACGGAGTTAACGGAGTTACGGGTTTTTTTGTAAAAATTCAACAAAGGTATTTATAGGTATTAATAATAATTCTGCCTGTTTATTATCTCCGCCCATAATTTTTTTAACTTTGCCTTTGTTTATCATTTCTTTTATTACATTTTTTAATTGTATAGTTGGTAACATAAAGCAGAACTTTATTTCATCAGTTGCAGTGTCATAGAATGCGTGTAACCAATAGTCTGCCTTTGTTGCCCTGAGTCCGCTAAGGTTGCCTTTGTAACTTATCTCTATAGCAAAGTTACCTGATGTCTGCCATCTGTCTCTCTCAGTTTTAACTTCAATTTTGCCTTTGCTAGTCATAATGTGTTGTAGCCTAGACTCTACCGCAGTCCCAAAACCTAAATCTATATCAAATTTATTATCTACATTTAAAGGTTTAATGTCCATTTATCCATTTGTCCTGTAGTCCGTTGCTCTTAATATGACCCTCATAACCCTGTCACTTGATTTGTCCCATAATCTACTGCCAATCCTAGCACCTAGCCTTGAGGATAAATCATCTTGGTTTAAATTCGTTGCTACCACTAATGACCCTAACCCTGTAACAGTTCTGCTATCTATCATTATCTGTAATCTGTCCATTACCCATTCAGTAGGTTTTTCCATTCCTATATCATCTAACATCAGTACCTTATATATCTGATAAAATTTCATCATCTCTTCAATGCTTGAATTAGGATTTGTTATAGCCTGTCGCATTCCATCTAACATCTGAGCAGTTAATTCATATCTATTCTCAATGTTATGTGTTGCTAGTTTATGCCCTATAGCACTCATTAAATGCGTTTTTCCCGTACCTTGTGACCCAATTAATACCAATACACTAGGTTGACCTTTAACGACCCTTTCTATGTACAACTTAGATGCTTTTACTGCATTCTCAGTTCCTTTCCTTAATTCAAATGATTCAAAAGTTTTATTTTGCCCTACGTAAGGAAGGTTAGATGGTCTTAATTTTTTTTCATTAATACATATACACCTGTTCATAGCAGTAGCCTGTTGCCATGTCATATCAGGATTGTTGATTAAAGCAACCTCAACTACTCTTTTATCCGCAATATCAAACATTCCGCATCTGTCACAACTCTTAACATCACTTGGAATAGTTTTGCCACCAAATGAGGAATCGTTATAATCATCTAAATTTATGTTGTATTTAGTCACTACTTTATCTACTTTCGTTTGGCAGGTAATCCTGTTCGGTACTAAAGTCTGAAATACCTTTGACAATTCGTTGTCTCTGTCCTGTTCCATCATTCACTCTCTTTAAGCCTAATGTCTTTAATTTGGATTCATAATCTTTTGCTGACCTTAACCAACTGCGGAATACACTCCAAATATTTTTATAAAATGTTTTGTCACCATTTTTATTGAACCTGAAATACCTTTGTTTCTTAGCATCATAAGATATTTGATTAGACATAGATTCGCTAACCTCTAATGCTAACTCCAATTCCTTATCACTTAATTCCATTAAAAATGTTTTTTTCAGAATTGAAGGTTGAGCATTATTATTAATAGTAGATAGATTATCTATTATATTATCTATTATTATATTATTACTATTATTACTATTATTAGGTTTATGGTCAGTCTGTTGACCTATGGGGGTCAAATTCTGACCTACCCCATCTATTAGTAATTTATATAGGTTAGTTCCTCTTGACCCATCATCTTCATACACGGGTAAAACAGTCAGTACACCTGATACCTGTAATTTCTTTATATGGCTTTTAATTGTACTCCTGCTCAATCCCGTTTTCTCTGTTAGTCTTTTGATACTTGGATAGCATACACCTGAGTCATCACAATGGTCTGCTAATGCCAACAATGTCACCTTAATAGATGACATCATTGTATTATTAAGATTCCATACCCAATTCATAGCCTTTATGCTCATTCAGGGGTAGTCCAATCATCTTCTATTACCTGTTGCCTGAGTTTCCCTGTTTCTTTCTTTAGTAAGTTTATGCCAAAATCCCAACCGCACAATCTCTTGAATTCATGTACGTAAAGTTCAGATGTTGGCTCTAGCTTTTCATCATCTCGAATTTTTAAATTAGTTTCCTTAACCCCAACCTGCCACAATATACTAGCCTGTCTGTTATACAATGGTGAGAACGGGTTTAAAGCCTTCCATAGCCTCTCCACTAATTTTTCATCATCAGCAAATATTGAATCAGCTATTTTTGGCTCATCTTGAACATTTTTTGCATCTACCATATTAGGAATACTTGGAGTATCTGTTGGCAGTGTTGTTTGTCCGCTTACTGCTATATCAAACTTCTTGTCTATGTTTAGCCAATAGTTATCAAGATAATCAGCATTCCTGTTTTCTTTTGTTTTGTAATCCTGCCTGATGTTCCCACGTTTTAAAGTTAAATTAATCACTGTTCCATCAGCAGGTAAACTAAAACCGTAACTCTGCTTAATAAATAAATATAGTTTCTCTGCTTTTAAATCAAAAGTCTTGCCTATAATCATTTCATTAGCAGCATCTTTTATAGTCCATAAGTCTATAGGTTGTACGGTTATTTTATCCTGTGGCTCTGCACCCTTTGTAACCCCCGTAGTTCCCACGTAGACCGCCTGTCCTGTTATTGACCCTACTTCACTAGCATGAAAGTCCATACCGTCTGTTACAGTGTATTTATGTGTAATATTATTGTTTTCCAATTTTAACCTCTCTTAACTTTGGAATTTATTAATAATTTCTGTTAAAGATGCCAATGGTAAATCTAGTGTACATACTTCCTTCCCGTTATCTGCCGTAACCACTAATTTAACGTCTGTATAATCACTTCCTATCTGAGCCTTAATATCTACATGTTCCTGCTCAAATGCTTTGCTGATTAATTCCGCCCATCTGAAAAACGTACTATAGTTTGGCAGATGTTTTGCATGTTCGTCTCTTTTGTCTGTTGGCAACTTCAGGTCTACTATTGCCCAACCTGATATCCCTGCTTTTTTGTAAGCATCTCTTATCATATTTGATATAGATTTAGCAGGAAAATTTTTTTTATTAATTACCATATCATTGAATATACTTACATGCTTAGATGGCATTTTCTGACTTTTACCACTTAATATTTCTTGTACTCTTTTCATACTTTTCTCTTGCTGAGTAGTTTTATATATACCTACAAAATCAGCAGTAAAACTTAATAATGTTTCATTCATTTAAATTCCCCCAATAATTGAATGTGTCTAATTCAGGATATTGTTTAGTAAACAATAACTGAGCAGTAGTGACTAATCTACGTCTGTTTTTTTCCGATAATTCTATGATATCTTTTGATGACATGTTATAGAAAAAATCTAATGCGTTATCAGGATATCTACTTGCTTTTATTATTTCCTCTATCTGCATATTAATTGATAGTGGAACTAAATTTGGAATAACACTAGCAAAACTGCTATGCGTACCTGTAAATATATACATGCTGCCCGTTCCGTCTATAACCCCCCAAATTTCCATAAATAGCCTGTTACTATCAGTCATTATCGCTTTAAGTATTGGCAATGGGTTTGTAGGCGGGTCTCTGTACTTATGATTAGGTTCTAATGAATATGCAATATCATAGTAAACATTCCCATCAGATGCCCTTACTAATTTTTTATAATCTGCTATATACATATAACCCCCTTAATTTCTATAATTTAAATATGTGGGGTCATTTTTATCTAACTCCAATTGTTTGTATATATCTGCATAATCATCATCTACTTCAAACTCATAGTCATTATCTTCAGGCATAGAATGATTGTAGATTTGTCCTGCACTTTGAAACTTGGTGCTAGTAAATTTTGGCTCATCTAACTTGTACTTAGCCATGTTATTGTACCAATCATGTACCACACTTTTTTGCGTAACTACTCTTGCGGAATAATTTTTAAGATTCTTAATTGACTTAACGTACATATCCTTATCCGCATAATCCGCTACAAAAACAAAGTCTGTGAGGATTTGCTCAGTTGATGCAAACCATAAAACATCATCAGCTTTTAAGAAATTCATAGGATTATTTTTTAAGCCAAAAAATATTTTAGTTGGGTCTCTTTCATCTACCGCCACAATGGTAGCACTGCCGTTGAGTTTATTCATACCCTTAACAAAGTCTGATGCCCTGAGAGCATTTTTACCACTTAGTTTTTTAAGCATAGAGAACATAACTGCACTGTCTACATCTGCACACCTGCCATACTCCTTAGCTATCTCTGTATCATTAACGATAACACCGTTATGTACACCGTATATAGGTCTGTCTATGATAGGATGATTGTTGGCATTGTCCATATTGCTACCCTGAGTAGCAAACCTGCAATGACCTATAAAAGCTATAGTATCTGTATCTGCATGTTTGTAAACAAAATTTGTCCATGCCTTATCTGTAACAAAGTCAGTGGCAGGTTTGTTATTTTTGTAAACATGAATGCCCGTAGGATTAACAATAGCCACACCTGTAGCATGGGTATTTACACCTTCTGCACATACAAGCAAGTTACTCCCATAACTTACAATGATATCTGCCTGACGTGTTTCCGTAGAATTAAAAATTCCACCTGCAATCTTGCACATATAAACCTCTCTTTAAATTATTTATAAATGTTACCTTAGTATTGTACATGTTGCGGAACAATTTTACAACTATGCAAAAAAAAATAGGCGGGTAAATTACCCGCCTATTATTGCTTATTTGTTTATAATTTTTAACTTATTAATTCTAAATCAAATACATTAGCTGATGTATGAAAGCCTTTAACTGAATCTATTAAAACAGTTACCTTTTCTTTTCCACTTCTGAATTTTGACCTACTAACAATTCCGTCTGAATAACCACATTCTGACGGATTAATAAATCTTACTTTATCGCCTTCGTTGAAGGTGTATCTCTTTGGGTCTGTTCCATATTTTCTTCTCATTTTGGTTTTCCTTTATCTATTTAATATACATATATATTACCATGAATGTTGCAATACTTATAGTATATGTATGACATAATACGGGGTAAAATAGGTTAGTTTTGGTTAATTTGAGGTTTCTTGATGTTTTTTTAACAAAAACACCCCATTACTTTTGTAATAACGGGGTATAAATTTAAGCAGGAAAAATTTACTATGTAAAAAACTGCCTAAATCATTGTCTATTTTCTTTCAATGCGTTGATTAAATTCCAATATTTTTTCATAAGTATGCTGCGTTCCTCATGGGATATCTTCCCATCAGCTACCGCTTTCTTGCACTCTTCTATCAATTCCATCAGTTCATCAAGTGCTGACATATTGTCATAAGCAAACTTAAAAACTTTTCTCCATTTAATTTCCATAAGCCTCTTTAACATTTTATCCACTATCTCCTTCAAGTATTCGCATACCTAATGCACCTACTAATGATACACAACCTGCACAAATCTCAGTAGCACCTAGAGTCAGGGAGATATAGGCTATCACACCTAATACCAACATTGCTACTAATACCTGCGGTCTGATTTTAGTAATAAGATTCATTATTTATCCCATAGTGAACTTTTAATATCATTATAAGTATTCCATACTTTATCTTCTAGTTCATTTTTAAACCAATATTGTAGCAGATATGAAACACCTACAGTTATCAGTATAGATGTTATACCTACTTTTGCCTTAGTTTTTTTATTCATATTCTCTCCGTTTATTGAACAGGTGCCTCAACAATAGTTACTTCTACATTGTCAGTAACATTCCATACGGAAGATGTTACTGTTGTAGCAACAACGAACTCTTTTGTGGCAAATCCATTACCTTCTCCTACTTCATTTAATCTTATAGTCAATGTACCTATATCCATCTGCTGAAGAACACAAGTACCACCACGAGTATATAAATTAGATAAAATTAATTTATCAATCCTTCCGTTTACTGCTGATGTAGGGGCATCAATCCAAATTCTGTCATATGTGCCGCCACTAGTTATCATAGCCTCTGCCTGATGATGACCGCCACCAACTGCTCTCATTCTTGAAGTCCCTGCGGTCTGATTTATACTCTGTCCATCACTTGCATTACCAATTATATTAATGGTATGTGCATTTATATCTGCAAAGGTTAAAGATTTACATCTTGATTTTTCAAATATTAATTCTCCTATCTGTAGTCTTGTAGATGTACCACCTGACACATCAGTGCCTTCTATTAATACCGCCTCAGTTTTACCACTCGGCAATGCTGACCCTGTAAAAGCAGTACCAATAGTTACATTTTCAATTTTTATCATAGACACACTAGTAGCCCCAAGTACGATACGAAGGGTATTATCTTCTTTATTCTCTTCTCTCCATTTCATTGTTTCTTCTAAACTAGAAGAGGGGACATTATTCGGTGCGGCATATATGCCTGAATCTCCCGCAGTAAAACTCCTCTCTGCTAATATGGTCTCGTTAATCACAATCCCCCCACCTGCCGTACTTCCTGCAAATAAAATTCCTATTGCCATTTGAGGACTTAGCCCCATAGCCCGAAGTAAACTGTAAGGAGACTTAAGTATGTTGAATGTTGTCCTCCACTTAGCTGACTCTTCATTAAGGTAAGTTACTTTAGTTAATATCCAATCTCTTATATCTTTTAATTTCCTATATGTTGTCATAGGGAATCTTGGAATAGCTTTGATTCCTCTCCATAGTTTGCCTATACTTCTGATATGTATTGCTAATCCTGTTACAATCAATCCACCTGATATAGACCATGCTATATAAGATAGTGATTGCCAATAATATATATCAGCAAATAAAGGCTCTAGCATTACTACGGTCAAAGTAACCTGCCCTACAGTCAAAGGTAAGTAATTACCTATATAAGGCAATGGATTTGCATAGGATAAAAATAACCCTGCTGAACCAACACTTATTAATGAAAATATTATTACATTAGTAAGTATTTTTACCCCGAATTTAAATATGTTTTTTAAATTAGGTTTCCTGAAATGTGGTTTTTTTATCTTCATCTTGTCTCCTGTTATCTCAATAGGTAGCCAATTAATAATCCGATTATAAGTAATAATGATATTAATATCAATGAGCCATGTACTTTGCCCAATGAACTATTAAACTGATTTTTTAAATCTATTAACTGTATCTTGGTTGAATTAATATGCCTCTCTAATAATTCTATATCCCGTTCACTTACTTCTTTCTTTTCTTTCATTTTAACTCCTTTAGGTAGAGTTGCATTTAAAAATGTGTTAGGAGTCCCATTTGTTTTTGTAACTCTACCATTAAGCAGTATATATTTCCCTAATACTAATTTGTCCATAAGTTGTATGAGAGCCACCACTCGATATTTGGCAGGTTAATTTAATTGCTTTTGCTGAAGTTGCAGGATTTGATTGTGTCTGACTTAAAACATTTGCATCACCTGTTATATAATTAGAATCAGTTACAGTTTCTAATACTGTAGTGTCATAATATAATTTAAAAGTTGCCGCTATCGTACCCGCAGTTCCTGCCGCCATAGTACACCCCGCCGAAATAACATAATATCGACCTGCTCCCCCCGCAGTTATAGTTGCAGTCGCAATAGTTTCTTCATCTGTATCGCCATCACCATAATTTTGTCCTAATCCACCTGAGCCTTCAACAACCTGTCCAACTGTTAAAACATCAGATGACAATGCTAATCTTGTAGCTGAACCCCCTGTATTTCTGAAATATAGACCATCTGATTTAAAGTAAACTGTCCCATGTCCACTTGCAGGTGCAGAAGGGTCTGACCCCTGATGGTCAAAAATTACTGTATCAATATCTGACAGTGCAGA